CTACGAAGTAGAAGCCGATTCAGGAGTACAAAAATGGAAAAGAGCTGCAGATGTACAATACATAACTACAGCACCAACTACAGATACAGGTGGTGCGGCATTAGCAGATGGCGACTATTGGGTTGATACAGATGCAAGTGGTTATCCTGTAATTTACAGACATAACGGTACAGCATGGGTTGTTAAAGACAACGCAGATCAAACTACAGCGGCAGGTGTTACATTTGGCGATATTACAGCTAATGATACAACTGCAGACACGTTTGAAGCAACTCTATTAGCAGGCGCTCCAAATCCACTTACACATCCAGTAGGAATGACAGGTATTAATATGTGTCGTTCAGGTGGAACTGTTAGAGAATATGATGCGGCATTAACAACAACTTGGAAATGGCGTAACAAGGCTAGTAATCATGCAAATGGCTCAGGTTCATTTGGTAGATTAGGTCAGCGTAAAGTTGTTACAACAGCTATGCAGGCATCAGCGGCAGCGGCAGAATTACGTGAAGATACAGTATCTTTCCGTTTAATTGCGGCTCCAGGCTATACAGAACTATATGATGAAATGGTAACATTAAATGCAGATAGAGATGAGACAGCATTTATTATTGTTGATTCTCCATTACGTATGAATGCAACGGAAGCAGTATCTTGGGTCCAAAACAGTGGATCAGCAACTGAAAACGGTGAAGATGGACTAGTAACTGCTAACACTTATAGTGCAGTTTATTATCCACATGCATTAACAACTAACCCAACAACGGGTGATAATGTTGTTGCACCAGCATCACATATAGTATTATATACATATGCTTATAGTGATAATGCATCATATCAATGGTTTGCACCAGCAGGCTTAACACGTGGTGTAGTACAAAACGCAACTAACGTTGGTTACTTAAACAGCGAAGATGAGTTTACAGCATTAGCAGTAACACAAGGTTCTAGAGATGCAATGTATGATAAAAAACTAAACCCAATTGCAAGATTCCCTACAGAGGGTGTTGTAGTATGGGGACAGAAGTCATTACATGCAAGTGCTTCAGCACTAGATAGAGTTAACGTGGCTAGACTTACAGCCTATTTAAGAGAACGTTTTGCAGTTATTTCAAGACCTTTCTTATTTGAAACTAACGATGCAGGAACTCGTGATAATGCTAAATCAACATTTGAAGGATTTTTATCAAATATTATGCAACAGCGTGGTGTTTATGATTTTGCAGTTGTGTGCGATGAAACAAATAACACAGCGGCAAGAATAGATGCTAATGAATTTTATGTTGACGTGGCAATTGAGCCAACTAAGTCAGCAGAATTCATTTACATTCCGATTAGAATAGTAAATACTGGCGAATTAGCTTAATATTTTAATTTAATATACAAAAAAAGGCTATTATAGAAATATAGTAGCCTTTTTTATTGACCGTAACGTATAAATACAGTTATATGTTACAAAAACATAAATTTATAGTCCCAAAACAAAGTGACTCGTCTTTTTGACCAAGGATTTGATAAATACAATATAACAGAAATACTACAATATAGTATTATAGGAGAAAACAAATGGCTGTAATTACAAATTTTGGAGTACCAACAGACTCACAAGCAGGTACAACCTTAATGCCTAAACTGCAATATCGTTTTAGGGTAAAGTTCATCAACATGGGTGACGGTAACCGAGCAAGTGAAACAACGCAAAATGTCATTAGTTGTTCCCGTCCAAATATAACACACGAAGAAGTTGTTGTTGATTCATACAACTCAAAAATGTATCTAGCAGGTAAGCATACTTGGGAACCAGTAACAATTGTATTACGTGATGATATGAATTCAAATGTTATTAAGAGTCTTGGAAGTCAATTAAATAAACAAGTTGACCATGCAGATCAAACAAGTGCAATTTCTGGTAGTTCATATAAATTTGAATGTAAAATTGAAACGTTAGACGGTGATAACGGCGGTGCAAATACACCAAAAGTATTTGATACATGGGAACTAATAGGATGTTTTATTAGTAACATGCAATATGGTGATTTAAACTATGCAGATAGTAACATGGTTCAAGTTACTTGTGTATTACGTTTTGATCATGCAACTCATACAATTGATGGTGATGATTGGTTGTCAAAAGGTGAAGCATCAAGTTCTAAAAATGAAACAGGTGCAACTGGTACACAATCAAATCCAATTACTGGTCCAGCTGGATCGTAATTCAATACTAACCTACATTAAGGAGGTCAGTAATGGCACTAGGAGCAAGAGCATATAAAGAATATAGTCAAGGACTAAAAACTGGAGAACTAACTGCGATACCAAGGAATAAGTATTCCTTTACAGTCTCCATGGAAACCATTGACAAACCATATAAATTTATTCGTATAGCGAATGTGCAAATGCCATCGTTTACGTATAGATCACAAACAATTAATAATTATAATAATAAAAGCATAGTTCAAACAGGAATAGATTATACTCCTATAACATTAACAGCCTACGATACTAAAGATGCTAAATTTGAAGAATTTCTAAAGAAATATGCAAAACATTATGTTGCTGGACCAATGAACGAAGAAAGTTATGTTGAGTGGTTAACAAACCCCAATAATAAAGGTATTGAACTTAGAAATACAAATCATTATATAAAAAAGATGGTAATCGAGAGAGTTGATGGGAAGCACCTAAAAAACAAAATAGAAATATTTCACCCATTTATTGCAAACGCAGACGCTGATACATTAGACTATTCAGATAGTAGTCCTACAGTATTCAGAGTGTCATTTAATTACGAAGGATATAACATTCTTAGTGAAAATTCAGCACTGCCACCTCAATTACAGAAACCAGTTGAAACAATAACTCCAGTAGAACATGCTGAAGAGCATGCCGATGTATCGAGCATTTATGTAACGGACAATGAAAAAGAAATACTTGCATCTACTGTAGTGCCGGACGACACTAAATCGGTTACATCAAACAAGTCAGAATTAATACCAATAGAGTTCGGCCCTGGTAATCGCCCTTCAAATGTATATGGAATCGCTAGGCCTACTACCTCAGAAGAACGAGCAATAAGAGAAGAAGAAATAAAAAATGTTATTCGTACAGGAAAAGTCGTTGCAGAGGATGGGGAATACTATCCATTTAAAGAAGGGGTAGGTATGCAACTTGTTAAATATCAAGGCAAAACATATATGGCGACGGTCCCTGAGAAGTAAGTCGTGCCTAAATTTCAAAGCGGAAAATACCCCCTTACAAACCCAGATAAATACATAGGTAAAAGAGTACCACATTACAGAAGTGGTTGGGAATTAGCCGTATTTCGTATGTGCGATAACCATCCAGCTATATTAGGTTGGGGCAGTGAAACACACAGAATTCCTTATAAAAACCCACTTACTGGAAAGAAAACTACTTATGTTCCTGATTTGTTATTAGTATATAAAGACAAAAATGGACAAAATCACGCTGAAATGGTTGAGATTAAACCAGCTAGTCAAACATTAAATGAAGCAAGGACAACAGCACAAAAGGCAGCGGCAGTAGTTAATCATGCTAAATGGACGGCAGCAAATGCATGGTGTAAACAGCAAGGAATGGGATTTAGAGTTATAACTGAAAAACAAATATTCAATAAACCTCAAAACTCTAAAAAGAAAAGAAAATGACAAAAAAATTAGAAGAAGAATTAAATTTACCCAATTTAGAAGAATTGCTTCCTGAAGAAAAAGCAGAAGAAATTCAAGAAGATCCTACAACTGACCAAGTTAAACAAGAAATTGCTACTATTGAAAGTGAAATGAGTATGGTAGATAGAGCCCAAGCGGCCTTGCCAACAGTTGAAGGATTAGAGCAACTAGATAGGGAAATGGACGAATATGCCACAACAGCAATGGAAACATTTGAAGATTTAGTAGATCTTGGTAAAAATGTTGAAGATAGACACGCGGCCCCTATATTTGATAGTGCGGCTAAGATGATAGCGGCAGCTTTACAAGCAAAGCAGGCTAAAATGGATAAAAAGATGAAAATGATAGAACTGCAAATGCGTCAAGCCAGACTTGAGAAGGATAGTCAAAAAATTGATGCTTATGTAGCAGGCAAAAAACATGAAATAGGCGACGAAGAAGACGTAGAAGGACGTATAATAGGTGATAGAAGTGCTATGCTAGCCGAAATTATGAAAAATTTAGACGAAAAAGATAAATAGTATTAATAGGAGAAACCGCAATGAGAAAATTATTTTCAACATACTTAAACGAATCTAAAAAGTCGTGGAAGTTTAGTATTAAAACGATACATGATTTAAGCAATGAGCAATGTGATCGCATTGAGAAGCACCTTGGCAAATATGACGCAAAGGGACTCGGTGCCGCTAAGAAAACAATTTTACAAAGTGCTCCACGTGATTTTCCAATGCACAAAGGATATGAAGTTTTTTCACATGATTTTGAAACGGATAGAATTGCCAGCGGTTGGCAAATACAAAATGATATTCGTAATATGCTTGGATTAGCAGATGGCGTACTTAAAGTAAAAGGCGAACACGAACCAGACGAAGCAATTCCACCAGGAAAGCTCAAAGATGTTGAAAGTGTTTTAGCTGATGCAGACTATAAAGGTGCTGAAAAAGTTAATCACGCAGATCATTACGGTGATGAATATAATAAAAGTTTCATTAAAGAATTAATGAAAGTAAAAAAAGAAAAGGAAAAAGGCAATGAGTGATTTAGATAGAATATTAACCCTTGCTCGACACGGCACAGACAATGATGCTCAAAGCCAAGTTCCAGCAGAAAGAGAATTAAAAGAAGTACCAGTTACAAAAGAAGCAGTTGGTGAATTTGCTCAACCATTATATGATTTACAAGACGATTTAGGTCTTGAAGATAATATTTTAGTTGATGAAATGGCACGTTGGATGGACGGTCAGGAAATTAAAGAGTTTGTTGAAAACTTCCGTAGACACCACGATATGAATCACCCAGGTGAAGGTGTTGAATACGGTGAAGATGATAAAAACTTTGAAGCAACTGAAGAAGCTCCAGTAGAAGAACTTCCAGAAGCAAAAGCAAAACCAGATTTTGCTGATATTGACGGTGATGGCGATGAAAAAGAAACAATGAAAAAAGCAGCCAAAGATAAAGAAGTAAAAGAAACAACCGTTGAAGAAAATCTTGAAAAAGCACAAGAAGAAATTGACGAATTAAAAGAAGAAGAATTAAAAGAAGACTGTTCATGCGGACATGGCGCAGATTGTGATTGCGGTCCAGACTGTAAATGCGGTTGTAATGCAGTAACAGAAGAAACAGTAACGGAGGCTCCAACTATGGATACCACACAATTAATTACACTTTTAAAGAACGCAGGTTTAACTGAAGAAGCAATTAATAAAAAACTAAATGAATGGGCAAATACACCAGAAGGCGCCGCTGAAGAGGAAGAAACTTCACACGGTGAACCATACGAAAATTTTGCACAGAGCGTTAACCTAAGTTTAAAAAGATATTTAGACGCAGAAGATTTCAAAGTAGGCTTAACAGAACATAAAGTTGAAGATATTAAAGAAGCATATCAAGAATTCAAAGGCGTACCAGTAGAAGAGAAAAAAAAAGACTAACTGATAAAATTGTTGTAAAAGACAATGAAACTTTAAAAGAATTTTCAATATCTGTTGATGATATTAACCACTATTTAAGTAAGGTTGGATTACAAGTAAAGCCATGGGAAGACAATCCAATTAAAAAAGGTGTTGATAATCTAAAGCATAATGCTAAATGGGTTGCACAAAAACTTATTCCATACTCTAAAGATGCTAGTGCTGATGAACCTAATATACCAGTAGATAGAGACAGAGATGGTAATTTATCTCCTGTGTTTACAAAAGACGAAATTGCGGCAAGGTTTGGATCCAGAGACCCAGCAGATTGGGCAAAAGATCAACGTACTCGAGACGGTCGGCGTTAAAAGATTTTAAGATTCACGTTTCCTCCCAGGTGAAAACTAAACGGTGTAGTTTTAATTAACTACGCCGTTTTCTTTTATAAATAGTACTATGCAAAGACCCACGCACACATATACTGACGATACAGGTCAGACAATAGAATTTACAATACCAGAACCGCATACAAAGATTTGTATGAATATATCAGGTGGTGCCGATAGTGCTATATTGTTGTGGATGTTAATAAACTATTGTGAAGAACATATACCAGATGCAGAGATACATGTTATAACATCTGCTAACCCTATAAAAGGGTGGTATAACGCTAAATGGAGTACAAGTGTATTAGACAGAATACTTCAAGTTACAAAAACAACACTAATTAAGAGTCATTATACGTTTTATAGTACTGATCAAATTAGATCAGAACTAGATGATACTGAAAAAATGGTACAAAGATTACACGGTATTACATTTACTGTACATGGTACTAATCAAAATCCTCCGTTAGATATTAAGTTTGATACTATAAATAATAGACATAAACCACGTGATCCAGGGCATGGAAGACCTACATTATATGAATCTGCACCAGG